CAGCGCTTTAGAGTATGGTTTAGCCCCTTGATAAGGTGTTTTCTCAATCAACTTAGGGAATACCTTGTTGATTTGGGTTGTACCAATACCAATCTTAAGGTTTTTCTTGATGATACGTTCGATAACGTAGGCTTCATCTGGTTGGACATTCCTAAGAATATCAGCTAAGAAGTGTACTGCGTCATTACCTCTAACCTTTCTCTCACATAGTGTCTCTACCATCTGCTCCAACGTCTCAGCGAAATTCAACCCTAGGGGGTTACTCTCGTATGTTGGTATCTGCTTGATATAGAACTTAATACGCTTGGACTTAGCCAAGTATAGAACTCGCTCTAGTAGTGCATTCTCCTTATGCTTCGTAAGGATTGCTACCTTCTTAAGTGTGCTACTCTCAGCAGCTATCTCGTTAAAAATGTCTCTTATTATCATTGTGCAAATATACGGGTTTTATTCGGAACCACCAAATTTATTTAGTGAAATTGATTTCATTGGTTAATGACCATATATCATAGTTTTGGGTAATCCCATCTACCTCGATTGTCATGTTGATGTAGTCACCATCGTATTCGTCATAGTCTACTGTTAACCCCGTAATGGTGGCAACGGCTGTTGTGGGGGTAATACCCTTATAATATGGTGCTATCTCACTACCTACAGCAAAATACCCTGTATTCTTAGGGTGGACGTACTTGTCCAACTTGAACTTCTTGCCTACTAATTGTTCTCTTAAAATGTCCTCAAATGTCATCCTTCCTTATTCAAATATGTCTTTGCTAGGCTAAACGGGAACACCCTTCCCAAGTCAGTTTCGAATAGCTTCCTGAAGAAGACCACTCGCTCATCAACGTTCTTATTGGCTATTAGGTTCACCAATTCCTCATCGGTTAAGGTTACCTTTATTTCAATACCATCGAATTCTCTCTTAATTATCATCCTCATCAATTTTAAGTGGGTCTTGTGGGACATATAGCTCTCTACCAGAACTGTATATCATTGGTATAATCTCACCATCCATGTCTTTACCATCCATCACCCAGTGTATGGTTTTCTCTGGGTTATACATCAAGTGACCATCCTTGGTACCAACGACTGCTGGTGTTTCAAGTACCTCAACGGTATCACACAGAAGCCACGCACAAACGGTCTTAGTCCCACCATCAAATATCTTCTGGGCAGCTTCCTTATTATTCTGTAACTCACAGTTTGTCATAACAAGAGTGACTTTGCTGGGTTCGTAGTTATAGGATAACCCTTTATTATCACGGACTTGCCACATCTTAAAGGTATTCTTACCAAATGCTAAATTAAATCTTACTTTATATCTCATATCTTACTTTTTTTATTCTCGTTATTTAATATCTACGTATTTTCCCACCAGTTATCGCTTGGTGGTTCTGGTTTCATATATTCATCCAAATAGGTTATGTCCAGAGTCCACTCATGACAGCTTCTTTCCTTCCATACCTTAAATGCTTTATCCTCAAACTCTTCAGCCTCAAAAATGTCCATCCCGTTAACCTTCATTAACTGCGCTGTCACAATATGACCTTCACCCTTTATCCCCGCAAGACCAGGATGTTTCACCTTGTGGCAGTTAGGGCATAAGGCAATAAGACCCATCAATGATTGTATCTTATCCTTATCATCGTAATCCCATATCTCATGACACTCAACTGCATGATACTTACCCTGATTGGTACCAACATCACCACATATCTGACATACGAAGTTAGCCTTTCTATACGCTTTCTTTCGTATTGTATCCCACTCATCCTCAGTCACTTGACTGCGAACGTTGGTATACCAACAGGTACGTGGTACCAATTCTATTGTCAGTTTGGGTAAACTCATTTAACTTCTGTGTTTATAAATGTAGCCTTATTCTTAAGGTACTCCAATCTTTCCTTTTCTGACTTCCAGAACGGCATACTACCTTTAAGTGATATCGTATCAACCGCAACCAACTCACCATTTATGCTTATACAGGTCTCTTTCAAGTCCTTTGGTAGCTCGGTTTTCATGACCTCACTTATATAGTGTTGTACCCATAGGTTTAGCACCGTATGAGTACAGTTTTGAATGACCTCAATATCGTAAAACCCGTCAAGGTAGTGTTGCAATAGTTTAGTAGCCTTTTTCGCTAACTTCCTATCCACCTCTGTGAGTCTCCATGCAAGCCGTTTAGCCGCAGGTGAACCCCCAAAGGATGAGGGATTACAATATTGTTCGGTCACCCATTCTCTATCCATTCAAATCAAGTGATGTTCTCACTGTAGGACTTAATGTTTGGTAGTTCACACTACTAAATACATCATTCCCAGTTGGTTCAATAACATACTGCTCTGGGGCATCATAGGTAGGGATTAAAGCCCTGAACGCTAATCTATCCTTAAGCATATCCAACGCACCAACAGTCATCCACTTGTTCCTGATTACTGGTTCCCCAGTTCTAGCATCAGGTGGTAACATGAATTGTGCCTTCACAATCATTCTACCACGCTTAAACCCAGCGTCAAAGTCATTCCAGTTGATACCCTTCTGGAATATCAACTCTTGCTTCTGATTGGAAGATACACCCTCAAGTTCTTTGTGGCTGTATAGACTCTGAGCAACAGATGAAATACTGTTACGTACAGCGTCCTTCTGTCTCCAGATGAAGTAGTTCTCAACCTCAATTGGTTGTGGTATTTGGAATACCCTACTGTCGAATAGGGCAGATTTAAACTCAACCAAGTTCTCTAGAGAATAAAACTCTTCCTCTAATACGTTATCTAATATTGAACCCTCTTGAGCTTCACGTACCAATCTAGCTTGGTTAAATGCGGCTGTAGCTACAGCAGCAGAGATGCTACACATCTTCTGCAATCCGTTACCATACCATGCTTGAGTCTCAGGTGATGCGAAATCGGTGATTAGTATCGAAATCTCATCCGACTGTACATAGGCAAATTGAGCACCTTGAATCTCCTTACATAGGGCAACAGCAGTTGCGTCCATATCTTCGGTTAGACCAATATCAAACGGTCTCTCAAGCCCCTTTGTGTAAGTGTGGAATGCTTTTCCATCCACTCTAATTATGGCGTATGTACGCCTTGGTAATGAGGTACGGGTCACAGCCTCGTATTCTTTCATGCGTTGACCAAGAGGGTCTTTACTATATTTCCCATTTGTATCCATAAGCTGTTTTTAATTGTCCGTTAATACATTCATAAATTTTATTTCTAGCACCGTCTCTTAAACCTAACTCTTTTTCTATTTCTAACGCTGAGTTAAACGTTTTTAAGACTTCACCACCCTTACTTATTTGTTTAATCTCACTGAATTTAATTGGCATTTGGTATTTGATTATCTCATCTATCGTAGTACCAGAATATTCATATGACCAAACATAACCATTTGATGTCCCACCCCTCTTTATCGCAGTGGATATATTACCACTATTAAACCCTAACTTATCTACTTGAGATATATAATCCCATTTCTTAATGAAAGTACCACTCAAATCATATTGATAAACTGGCTTTCATGTTACTTCTTCTATTGCTTCTTCTATTGCTTCTTCATTTGCTGTCTCCAGAACTCCGCAGACCCCTGACCAGTTTACTACCGTTGAGCTACCATCTTTCTCATTAAAGTGGGTAAAGGTCTTAACCCCATACCCAGCATCCGAATGGAACCCGTGTATTTCATATCTACCACTTACGCTTCTCCATAAGAAAACGTCACCCACCTTCATATCTTTCCTACCTACCAATCTTAATGGTAGGTCACCACCTTCGGTAACACTCACTGGTTTAGGGTCACCGAACTTAACCACATTATACTTGGCTGCGTCATAGGCTAAGTCTCTACCTTCGCTACTCACCCAATACATATCGGTGGATTGGTCGTGGTATATAAAGTTGGCTATAACTATGTGACAACCACCCTTCTCAAACACGTTAATTTTCGTACCCCAGTTTATATTGTCGTTCATGAGAATAAGTTAAGGAACCATTGAAATGTATCAATTTGGTAATTGAATGCGTTTATTATAGCAAATATAATTATCCCTATACGCCAAATACTCCAAAACCTATTAAACCATCTTAGAAATGTCACCCTCTCTTTGAATATCTTGGTTATCGGTAGGTGTATGAAAAACCCTAACAGAAACAAACTCAAGAATATGAACCAATTGGTGGAGAATAACCCTAAGAATTGCCAGAATAGAACCCCGAAAGATATAATCATAATGGTCAGGTATTTAATCGTCTTACTCTTGACGTTCTCCGCAACCTCGTCATTAACGTGTTTCATGTCTAACTTACCATTCTCATCCTTTAACCCGTTTAAGTAAGCGGTATCCTTTTTAAGTATCTTGGTCAGGTCAGTACCAGTAACAAGCATGAAAACCTGTAATACTAAAACTACACACCAGACACCATAATACATTATTGCCCCCCCACCAAATATCCATAGAAATAGGATAAACAGTAAGAAAATTATTATCCCGTGTAGTAAATATTTCATTTGAGTAGTGTGGTTAAAAGTTCAAGGTCAGCGTCTCTGCTTTCCTCATCTAGGTATATCAGAGATTCATAACTAATGGTGTCACCTTCATTGGTGAAGTCTATTGAGAAACCACCAACATCGCCTTTGGTAGGTCTAACGTTCGATTGTTCATCGATTAGTTTACCTACGTTTTGTGCTAAATAGTTATTCTTAAATCGCTTATCCATGATGCAAATATACGTAATTAATTTGACTTATGCAAATATTAATTCAAGCAATATGGCTCAGTACCGAACATCTGCTCAGTAATGGCATCCTCATTGAATGCCATGGAGCGTTCCAACTCGTCCATATTGTATCTAACAATAACCATGGCATCGTTAATCATATCGTAGTCCTCACCTAAACCCAATATGGTTGCTCTTTCCATATTAACTTTAGCTCGGTTTTCGAATGATAAAAGTTTACCATACAGATTGTGTTGAATACCTAACGGGTAGTTGTCCCAATACCGTTCATCGAACATCTCACTAAACATCCAAGCATCAGCTTCTGTGTACCCCATTTCTTCTCTATCTTCTTTCATGGTAACAAATATACAGGTTTATATTGACATACGCAAGTTTTAACCAAAAAAAGGTGCCGATTAGGGCACCTTTTACTTGCATTATATAGTTTAACTTACTCACTTTTATGTATGTGGGCAGATATATCTTTGGATAGGTTATCCAGAATAGAGATAAGTTTGGTCATCTCTTCCTTATCGAACTCATATACACCACCATCATCATTCTTTTCCTTACCTAACTTCTTACGGAATAGACTTCTCTTAGTCGCATCTTTAGTACCCCACAGCCTTAGAATGGCGCCAGCGTGATTGATAAGGTCATTATCAAGAATACCTCGTACCCTCTCGTAATCACCATCAGTCGCTTTTTCAACGCCTCTATCTTCGGTATCTCTGGTATATTGTGGTGCTGGTTGTGATTCTCCGTCTTCGGAAATCCCGAACCCTTCTCTAAGGATTTTTCTAATTAATTCTTTGTCATCTGCCATTGGTATCAATATTATGTATATAAATATCGAACCAATAGTTAAAAACCATCAACCATCTTATCCTCTGGTAAGTATTCGTTTTCTATGTTGACATAGATATTACCCCACCAACCAAATGTGACATCATCAAACGTCTTCTCAGGATTGAATTCATCCAAATCTATAGGTACTTCTATAGCATATGATTCATTGGGGAATCTTACGGGTATGTTAATCTTCTCAGCCATTATTTCACTAAGGTTAGTTCGTTATAATCCAAAGCCTCAGCCATACTCATAAGTTCTTCCTTACCAGACATTTCACAAGCCTGACTTTTCAGATATTTAATTACCTCAGCCTTAACCTGATTTTTAGTCTTAACATCCTCACCCAGATAGAACAACGTCTTACCATTATTCCTATCTATAATTCTGGCTCTATCACTACCAATATAATTTAGGTTGTTGATAGCACCTTCCAATGAGTTTTGCCCGTTAAGGTACTCCAATACTTGTTCTTTCGTGTATGTCATTATACAGTTTCTAATGAATGTTTACCAATACGGTGTCTCAACTCTCTGAAAGCTCGTTTCTCGATTTGACGCACACGCTCACGTGATACCGCAATATCAGGTTCCTCACCACACTCAGCAAGAGTCATTGGTGGTCTACCATCCAATCCGTATCGTCTAATTATAACTCTGGCATCCAATGGTCTAAGCTTACTTAAACCCTCGCTTACCATCTTCTTAATATCAACACCAGTAACCAAATGGTCAGCGTCACCGAATGAATCATCAGCGATGATTTCGTACATAGAACCAGTACCGTCACCCAAATCCAATGGAGTATCCATTGAAGTAACTGATATGTTGGAAACCTTAATCAGGTTCTCCAATACCTCAATTTCGTGGGGTGTAGTAACGTCATTTATAAGGTCTTCGTATGTTGCTGGTCGACTTAACTCTTGTTCCTTTAGAGATAACCTTTTCCTAAGCTTGGTGATAGCACCACTCTTATTGATTGGTATTCTAATGGTTGTGGAGTTATCGCATGAATATGCTACAACATATCGCCTAATCCACCATACCGCATATGTGAAAAATTTATTACCCATTGTTGGGTCAAACTTTTCAGCCGCCATTATCAATCCGTAGTTACCCTCATTAACAAGGTCTTCCAAAGACACGCCTTTTCTTACATAACTCTTCGCAACACTTACAACGAAACGTAGGTTCCGTGTAACCAACTCTTCTTTAGCTTTCCTATCTCCAGTTGCCGCTTTTACAGCGCACTCGTATTCCTCGTCCGTTGTGAACATATCGATACTTGATATATCAGCAAGGTACTTGGTGAATGATAGTGAACTTCTGTCAGTAAATCTATTCGAAATTTTAAATGACCCTCTTTTACCCATGTGTAACTTTTAATTGTTTAGTTAAATATTAAATTAAATATACTCTTTTTACTGAAAAGTAAACATTACAACATCAGTCCGATAATCAGACCAGTGATGAGAGCCGCAATCAAATACCTTAACGATACCTTCGCTTTAGGTTGCTTCTTGGGTGACTCTAATAGTAATGCTCCATAAATTCTCTTAGAGGCTGAACCAATAAGCACCTTCGTGATAGGACCATGGGCATCAATCGTTTGTTTAAGTGCTCCATTTATCTTATTCAGTTCCAGTCGTTTATCCCTCTTACACTTGTCTATGGTGTCCAGATTATCCTGTTCATAGACATCAACTAATTCGATTATATTATCTACATTTAAGGTATCCTTGGATATCTCTTCCAGTAACCCCTCTTCTAACCTACCTTTTCTCGTCTTGGATTTATCAAACATTCTAAAGATAAATAGCCCACCATTTATGTTAGCTCATTATATCTTCTAAGGAATCTAGCCTTAGCTTGATTTTGTGTCCAACACTCAAAATGACCCCGTTGAAGCATGGCACCTATGAACTCAACTTTCAGCATAATTGCATCAACATCCTTCACTGACTTATTCAACGGATAACTAAACCCATATTTCTCAGCCATAAGCTCCATCATTTCCGTCTCCAAAACCTCATATGAGGTTAAAAGGTTCTTCAATGGTTTAGGTATATCCAGCATGTACGCTTCTGAAGCATCATGCATTAAAGCTTCCAAAGCGTATTCTTCATCTACGATTTCAGAGCAATGTACCGAATGTTGAGCAATGCTATAGAATTCAGGTAAATGCCCACCAAATCTACATTGCATACTCAATGAGTGCGCAATATCCTCTATGCAGATTACGTCTGGTGTTAGGTCAGTAAAATCTATATATTTACCTGTTGACGTTCGAATTGAATTGGGAACCAATAATAGTTCATCCAATTCAGATGCGTGATAATCATACAGGGCTGCCCTGATATCCTTTAGGTCATTCATTATTATTAACCATATGTTTCTCAATACTTCTGTTAGCGTAGTACGCTCCCGCACCAACAGCACAGATTACCCCCAATAGCCCAAGTATCCAATTAGGTGTACCATACGCCTCTGACAATATAGCGGCACCAGTCATAAGACCACCACCAATCACCATAGCTACCCATTGTGGGAACCTGTTGAAGAATCTTAGTAACCAGCTTCTACGTGCGATAAGGTCTACAGACGCTAACGCATCTTCCATGTCAGTACCATATGCTGGTGTGACATTGATGGTACCATCAACTTCCTCAATCGTGATTGAGTACTTCCAATGCCTTGGGTACTTCTTACTCTTCTTAAGACGTTGGGCGTCAACTGCCATTCTTTTATTATTCATTACTTCTTCGGTTTAAATATGATATTACATTTCCTACCTTCGAACCTTGGTAACCCCTCTGGGATGCCGTAGTCTTCTATTGCCACAGATAGTCTCAATAGGATTGCCTCACCCTTATCTCTAAATGCCATTTCCCTACCTCTGAAGAATACAAAGGCTTTCACCTTATGTCCCTTCTCAAGGAAGCTTATAACATGTCGAAGTTTGAATTCGAAATCGCTCTCACCAATATTTGGCGTGTAGCGCATCTCCTTCATAGGTTTGGTTTTGGGTTGCTTAGGTTTCTTATTGGTATCAAACAAGAACTTACCGTAATCCATTATCTTACAGATAACTGGGGAAGCACTATCATTAATCAATACCAAGTCCAATTCCATTGAGGTCGCTAATTCTTTCGCATCAGCCAATGGTATGATACCGTTCTCCACGTTATCACCAACCACCCTAACCTCTTGTCCTCTGATTTGGTCGTTTATTTTGTGTTTACGACCAAAGTTCCTATTATTCCTACTCATCTATTTTGCAAAGATACTACAATTATTTGACAATTGCCACCTTTTTTTCATTTTTCTTCGATTTCAATCATATCTGGGTTCATATAGAAGTGCATAAGACCACCTGCCTTATCCGAATCTAACCCCAATATGTAATGCTTACCCATTTCTTCTTTGGCTCGTTTCACATCATGCCTACCTATCATGAAGTCGTGTATATAACGGCTCTCGGCTAATAAGGCTTCCTTGTCTTCTTGATTTTTTACAATTATTTTCATTCCACTCCTTCTGGTTCAAACATTAAGCAGACTTCTTTAGTCTCCATTTTATCTTCCGACCCTACATGGGCTAAACCAAAATGTCTATCTCGCTTTTCATCTGGAGATATGGCGTAAAAACGTGCCTTTGGGTTATACTCAGATAGTTGTGCTATCAAATCTTCTATTGTAACGTAGGTTGGTGTATTTTTCATATCTATTTGTTTTTTGTTAAATTACTATTTCAATGTTGTGTATTTACCATTTATGAAATTTATATGCTGTGCTTTACCATTCTTGTGAATAAGTACGTGGGTGTTAAACCAACCAGAAGCACCTTGATTATAACCAACCCTCAAAAAGGTTGATGTTCCTACTGCCAAGGCACCATCTTTACGTCCTGGAGAATGATAGTGACCTACGACCACTTTGGTATTCAATCTCCTGAAGCTCAACAATGAACCTCTAGAGCCGTTGGAACCCATATCACCGTGGTGTCCTAGTTCCCAACCATATACCTTGTAAGAATCCCCTCTACCCAATGTTTTGAACTTGGGGAACTTCTCGGTAATCAGTTCTGGGATAACGCCTAATACCTTATGTGGCGCAGTTTCATATTGGTTCATCAGCCTATGGGCGAAGTCCATGTATAGTTTGTTGTTCTTTGGGGTGGATTGCTTACGCCAATCGTTCAGTTTCAACCACCTATCCAAGAAATCATCGTGGTTACTTCTAACGATTACTACGTTAGGGAACTTCTTAAAGTCATCCAACACATCCATCATCTCGTCAATCTCTTCACCCAAATCATTCAGGTTATGAAATTCCTTAGAGTACTGTAGGAATGGGTCTTTCGCTTCGTGGTGACTAATTGACCTACCATCGAATACGTCATGTAAGATTGTATGCTCAGGCTTAACCTTCTTCATCAACTTTAGGGTTGAATCTATAACTTCTGGGTCATGGTGTCCAACGTGAAGGTCACCCAATACAATAGCGCCACAATCTTTAACCTTACTTAGCTTACCATTCTTATACTCGGTGAATAGGTCAATAAAGTTACCATCATCATCAGCAGTTACTTGACGAACATGGAACGTATCCTTGTCCTCAATCTCTACCACTACGAAACCTAACGTATGGTGGAATTCACCTTTCTTACCAGCTTTGGAGTCTGTGTAGTTCTTAACCGTACAGGCACCTGTAGTAAGCATCATCTTAGGCTTGTTACCCTCAAGCACTGGAATCATTTCCATCTGCATTTTAGGTGACCCGAAGATACATGAATTAACACCACTTACACCCGCCATACCAGACATAGGATTAACCGCAGTCGGCTGTGTCTTAACGTCAGATAGAATTGATAGGTACTTGTGAATATCATGTCGATTAGCATCCAGATATGGAACCAATCTTGAGTGCCACGTTTCCGTTGCTTTAATTACCGCACTAGTTTTAAGACTGTTAGGGTTTTTGTACCTACCTGCGATTACGTGAATGGCAGCATCGTACTTCTTAGCCAACAGTTCCATACCATCGAATAGGTTATGGTTTGGTTTGGTATTACATTGTCCCCATGTAACAAAGAAGCGTTGTTTAGTCCTATCAGCCTTTTTATTCTTGGCTTCCTCATATTGAGGTGACAATTCCTCTTTGGTCTGGGATATACCCAATTTAATTAACCATTTTCTGGTTGTTCTTTCTGACACCCCAGTAACTCTACGAATGCTATCCATTCGTTCATCCCATGATGTAGCCTTATCACTGAATATCTCAGTTATATCGGCAATATTCTCTTCCGTTAGTTGTTTAAACTTCATTGTTTGTTGTTTGTTGTTGTTGAAGTAGTTATGATGAAGCAAACATACCGAATTAAATCGACAGTTGCAACATTATTGTATGGTTTTATGACAATACTTCGTCATAAGACCCTAGTTTTTTCCTCATATTAGCCCTAGCTTTATGTAGATTTGATTTGGTACTCCCTTTGTGTGTCCCTAATTCGTTGGCTATGTCTGCCACCATCATCCCATCAAGGTAATGCATCTTGAATACTTTTTGATATGCTGGTGATAGGTCCTCTATGGCGGCATATAGCTTCTCCCATACCACATCAGGGTCATACCCCTTCTGAACGTCCATATTGTAACTCTGAATAGGTTTCTCGTTCTCATTGGTAAGACCTTTAAGTGAGGCATCAAGACTTATGGTCTTCCTAACTTTACTGGCGTTCGTTCTAAGCCAATCGATGCATTTATTATTAATCGTTCGCTTAGAATAAGCTACCAAAGCCTTATAGTGTATGACGTTTAGTCGCTTGAATATCTTGATGATGGATTCTTGTATCATCTCATCCACTATAATCTCATCATCAATATAGCGTTGAGCTACGGGTAACATAACTTTTCGTATCTTACCGTAAATTTCATGTTGGGCACTTTGGTTACCCTCGAAAGACTTAGCTAATAACTCTTCGGTGAATAAATATTCTCTCATACGTCTTCTTGTAATCTACTTAAACTAATGCTATAATCATCAGCGATTATAGCTTTTCCTATCTCACTTCCCGCAGATATTTCTACGAACTTTTCGTGTACTGGTATGACTAAACTATCAGACCCCAGCATCACGTTCAATGGTGATTTTTCAATATTCTTAACAGCGTCACCACTTCCTAATAGATGTGTTACGATACCTTCACAACCTATAGCCCCTTCGGTCATTACTCCAGTTGCGGCTGCACATAATGTGCCACCAGTATCTAACATATCATCTAAGAAGATAACATACTTACCCTTTACCTCACCAATGATACGTATCTTATCTACCTTATTATCTTCAATTCGGGTCTTATGGGCGAACACTAATGGTAGGTCAATACCGTGACGTTTATGTACCAGACTAGCCATCTTCTCCAATCGCTTACCACCACCAGCATCAGCAGATGCCAACACCACATCACCACCATGTTCACGAGCCTTCTCAGCCACGTAATCGGCAAATAGGTACTTACCTTTGATATTACTAACAGGTATCTCAAAGAACCCTTCAATTTGGTCAGCATGTAGTTCCATGGTTATAACCTTGGAAGCGCCTCGTTCCTCATAGATGCTTGCCAACACCTTAGCGTTGATTGAGCCTCTACTTTGGTCACGCTTATCTTGTCTTGCGTATGGGAAATAAGTGATAATCGGAATGATTTCCTTTGCTGATGCTCTACGTGCCGCATCAATGGCGAATATCAATTTCAATATCTCGTCCGAGTTATTAGGACTGGTCAATAGATAGACCCTCTTACCCCTGATTGTATCGTTGAAATTGACGTTGACCTCACCGTCCTTGAATTTCCTGTTGGTCATGGAACCCTTCTCGATGTTCTTTAGTCGTCTACGAATGTAGGCAACTATTTTATCTCGTAGGTCTAACCTACCATCCACGGAAAAAATAATCGAATTACTACTATCCATTTAGTATTGTTTACCCGCAAAGATACGGGATTTAAGTGAAACTTCCTAATTAAATTTATACGTATTTGGTAGTAGTGGTCTTAACCGCCTTAACCTTAGTTAAAGTGGTACACAAATCAACTCTACCATCCTCATAGATTTCACCAGTTTCCTCATCGTAGTCGGTATTATCTATGTCCCAATCAGTATAGCTACCTTTGTATAAGTCACCTGTAGCAATCTCTTCGAATATAATATCGTACCACC